ATGTTTATTATTAATTAAATATATAACTATTTTACAAATAATAAATATATAAAAGATTAAAACTATGAAACTATTTATGATTGAAGATTCAAAAGGTGAAAGACCTACATGGTATTTTACAAGTGTTTATAAATTAGCACATTATATTGGTGTACATGAACCAGCTGTATGGTATGCATTAAGACGTAATTCAAAAACAAAAGGATATACAGTTAAAGAAATAGAAGATGATAATATAATATGTAAGTATATCAATCCAGAAAGAAAATAACAAAAAATAAATATATCAAACAAACAATTATGAAATACATAGGTGGAAAAAGTTACTTTAATAAAGTGACTCAAGAATGGAAAAATAATCCAAGAGTTTATACAAATTTTTACTGTTCATTGTCAGAATGGGCAAATTTAGGAAGAGGCAAAGACAATTTTATGTATCAAGTCAGATCACATATAATTGATTTATATGGTTATCCAAAAGACAATAGAACATTGCTAGAAAAATCAAAAGTAGATAGAAACGAATGCAAAATTACTTTAAAAAATGGTTTGACACTTAATAAATTATCTTTTGATAGAGGTGGAAGAAGAGATAGTCTAGAAGGAGAAAAATATTCGGCATGGATTATAAAAGAAACAATAAAACTAATTACTAATAGAGAACCAAATGTTGAGTTTTATAGTTGGAAAGGAACAGTTGACCATATAGAAATATCTTTTCCTAATACATCAATACCAAATATAATATGTATAATTGATGAATATTGTGGTTCAACAAATAAAACATTGATATTCATTATTGACTGTATCTATAAAACTTTGAATAATAAAGTTACAGTCTGGTATGATAGATATTTAAATAAATACTACAATGACAACTACGATATAGTCTATTTAAAACCTGATACAGAACATTCTTCTGGTGAATATTATGAATGGGAAAACAAATCACAATGGAAGGACATAATAAAACTAAAATCAAATAGAGTAATTACAAATCATACAAAAATATCATATAAATAACTATGCAAGAAATTAAATTCAATTATTGTATTCCAAGAGAATATAAGGATAAGGAAACAAATGAAATCAAGTATGCAATATGTAGAGGTAATGAAAAAATGGATATTGATACTCTTAGTGAAATTAAAAAATATGCAGACAGTAATAAACCTAAATGTGCTCAACCTTGGATTCAAAATTTTACAAATGGTTATAGAGTAGTTACTGAATCAATTGACTATAATGACTGGAATGGAATTACATTTAGCGATGTAGACAGTAAGTATTTCTATAAGTATTGTAAACCATTTGATATACAGAAATTATTAAATGCTATACATGAATCAGGTCAATATAACTATAACTACAATTTTTATGCTGTACATTTGACACATAGTAAGCAAGGTTATAGAATATTCTGGTATTGGAACTGTAAAAGAACAGAAGAAAATTTCAAAAAATGCTGCATATTGAGTGAGAAATATACAAGAGAAATGTTCTATGGATTTGGTGAACAAGGCAGACAAATCATAGACTTTAATTATAATGGACATAAGGTTTTAGATCATTGTTCTAATAGTATTATGCAGGGTTCTTATGTAACTGTTAATAACATATATTTTTCAGAATTTATTAATGATGAAAAATATGGCAGTTGTGAATTAGAAGACATAAATATTGAACAACAATATAAAGTCAATAACATACAATACAAATCAAAAGAATTGCCTGTAGAATTCAAGTGCAAAGAAGAAGTATCAAAAGAAAATCTAAGATATTATCCACACACTCATCGACGTTGTATTTATGAAGCATTGATTAGACTATTCAAAGACAAAGAAAAAGTTGATGAAGAATGGAAATATATTGCAAATTTGCTACCGGTATCAGATAATAACAATGTTGGACACCCTACAAAATTCTATTTAAACGAACCAAAAAATGATAAATGGTATGAACGATATTTCAAAAATACTAATATTGTACATAGAGTTGATTGGTTAATTCCATTTGGATATAAATATAATGACCCTAATGAATACATATATATAAAACAATTTAAAAAAAGCTGGAAACAACATTGTATTAAAGAATTAAATGATTTATACTTAGAAGAAAACAAGAATAAAGAACTGACTAAAAAAGCAGATATTGAAGACAATATCAAATGCTTGATTGAAAATATTGATGAAGAAGCAAAGTATAATGTTTTTCATAATTGGTGGGATAAACATATCAAAGACAAAAACAAAATAGAAAATATTAGAAATGATTACTATAAGACACATTGGAACAACGATGATTTCAAATATCTAGTAAGTGGATATAAAATACCTGATGATATTGTAACTTATAAAATGTATGCTGATTTGTATTATAGAAATAGTGACAATGAAACAATGATAAAATATGATGTTTTAGAAGATGAAGTCAAAACATTTGGCTATTGGACTGAAACAAATAAATTTCAATGGCATCCATTTAAATATAATGATGAATTGACACATTGGAAAAATAATGATACATTCTCAAATAAAGCATCAAAAAGTGATTTGACTTATGCTGTTAACAAATATGCTGCTAGATGGTACAATTATCATGTAATAAAAGAATATTTCAATTCATTAGACTTAAATAAAATAGATGAAGAATTATTAGAGACCTGGGCAATTAGATATTTTGATTGTGATGATACAAAACTCACAAGAGAAATATGTAAAAAATATCTTATAGCAGCAGTAAAGAAAATATTCGTAGATGAACCTTCTAGCTTTGTATTTCAACATATGTTATTCTTACAAGGTGCTTCAGGTTGTGGCAAAACATATTTCTTAAACAATATGTTCACAATAAATGGTCATTCTTATATATTAAATAAAATTGATCCTAATGGAAAAGATAATGAGATTGGTCCACTTATTGCTAAAAACTGGATGATTCAATTTGGAGAAAGTGAAAACCTTAAAAAAGTCAGTGTAAATGCAGCAAAAGAATTTGTTGACAGAATAAATATGGGAATGAAATATCAAAAGAAATATGAAAATGAACAAACAACTGTCTATCCAAGAATTGTAATGTGCAGAACAAGTAATGATGATGTATTATTCAATGACATAAGTATAAGTGATGGTGACAGAAGAAACTGGCTATTAGTATGTAAAACAGGAATCAATGCTTGTGATGAAAAACTTAGAAATCAAATGAAACAAGATAAAGATATTCTATGGGCAACTGCATATAAAATATATCTTGATAATCCTGATATTGACTTAGAATTATCTAATGAAACATTTGATGAATTAGCAAATTTGCAAGAACAATTTAAGCTGATTAAAACAGATGACATTAAAGAAATATATGATGAAATATTTGAAAGACTTTATTTGACTAATAGCAAAGGAGAAATTGAAGACTACTATTCATTTGCTGAAATGCTTAAACGTAATGATACAGCATTAGAAAAAAATATATCGTATGTTCCAGATTTTTTCAATAGTAATGTCTTTGTTCAGGAAAACAAAATAAATAAAATACCTGCAAGATGGCTAAGTGATTATATAAAATCAAAATATGGAACAAATACAATGACATTATTGAAGAAGATGATGATAAGAAATGGTTGGACAAATAAAACTGCTGGTTATCTAAAAGGTACATTAAAGTGTTGGTGCAAATAAAATAGCAAGCAAAAAGGTAAAAAAAGGTAAAAAAAAGTAAAAATTCAATGTTCTAAGTTATTGATAATCAATACTATTTACCTTTTTTACCTTTTTTACCTTATATTTAGAAAAAGTAAATGAAAAATAAAAAATACAAAAACAATAAAAATATATATATATAAGGCAGATGACAGTAAATAGGTAAAAAAAGTAAAAATATTAATCTAAGCAATTGAATACTAATAATTTATGTCAAAATTTAAAAGGTAAAAAAAAGGTAAAAAATCCAATCTATATGGAGTATTTTGACAGTTCCTTTGAAAAATGTTTATTTTTAATTATAAAAGGAAATAATAAAAATAACTATAATAATAACATGGAAGAACAATGGAAACAAATCAAAGATTATCCAAACTATGAAGCATCAGATTTGGGTAGAATAAGAAACAAGAAAACAAAAAGAATAATATCTGCACATATACAAAATTCAGGATATACAACAGTATGTCTATCAAATAAAGGAATAACTAAAACATTATGTGTACATAGATTAGTATTGACAGCATTTGAACCTAAAGACAATGCAAATAAATTAGATGTACATCATAAAGACTATGACAAGACAAACAATAGACTTGATAATTTAGAATGGACTACTAGAAAACAGAACTTATTATATGGTACAGGTCCAAATGAACTTAGAATACTAGAATCAATATTGCATAATGCTATAAAGAAAGCATTACATCAATGGTATGATAAACTATTGAATGTAAAGATAACAAAAGAATGCTGGACAGAAGAAGTAGTAAACAATGCTATTGAACAAGCAAACAATCTTTTCTTAGAAAAAAATAAACCAATTGATTGAAAAATGTTTATTTTTAATTATAAAGCAAATAATAAAAATATATATAAATAATAACTATGCAACAGAAATATTATGCAGATGTAAAAGAACAGTCATCTATTGAACCTACATCTATAGAACCTATATACTTTAATAAGGTAGAATTAGAATTAGCCAAATTAAAAGGAAGATTGACAGCAGTAAAGTTTGATACTAAAGAACAACAGGAAACAATAGAAAGAATAGTAGATGTAATGTCAATTATTAATGACCAATTGATACTAATAGCAAATATAATAAAAGAAAAATAAATATATCTTAGAATAATATTATGTCAGATTTCGCAATGTATATATGTTATTTTGCAGCAGCAGTTGTATTATTGAATTGGTTGCTCTCATTTAATAATAATGAAGATAATAAAAATAACGATGATAAACAACAATGAATTTAGGAATTATAATACTATTAATACTCTTAGCTATACTATATTTTGGAATAGGACTAAGACTTACATTAGAATATAGAAGAACAGAACGCATAACAAAACTATCTAATAGACTATTGATATTCTTATTATGGATAATTGTAATACCTATTTGGTTGATAGATACAATAGTCATACAAGACAAATGAATGAGATAGAATATTATATTGAGTCTATTATCAAGCTATGTTATACTGCATCAACACTTAAACATAAACAGGAATTCGAACAATCAAACTATCTACATAATGAATACAGTAAATGCATTAGCAAGATTAATAGACTCAAATATAAGTTGATTAAGAAATATAAAGATTTATTATTAACTATAGATGCCAACAATTATAAGACTTAGAGACTTAAAAAAGAAAAAGGAACCAAATCAAAATCGTTCAGCTAAATACTATAATAGTAAATCTTGGCAAACAATACGTAATAGATATATAAGAGACTATCCATTATGTGAGATATGTTTATCAAAAGGAATAACAAAAGCAGCTGAAGAGGTACATCATAAGAAGTTTATATTATCAGGTACAACAGAAGCAGAACGATTTGACTTACTAACTGATAAATCTAATTTAATTTCTGTTTGTAAAGAATGCCATAGTAAACTACATGCTTATGCAAAGAAATATCATTTAAATTATGCTGACCATTATGATTGAAAAGAATAAACAATAATTCAATAGTATAAGTAATTGACTACTAATACTTTATATAAATAATTTATTACCAATACATATTAACCATTTATATACCCTATATCACAAGTGATTGATTACCAATACTTTATAGCGGCCTATATGATATTTTGAGGTTCAGATGTTCTAAATAACGCGCAAATGTCCTTTCAAAAATCTGTTACTTTTCGTAATTTATGGTACACCAGATATATCAAAAGGACACTATTTTTAACAAAAAGTTATCACGATGTATTGAAATTATATCAGTTTTAAACAAAGTGATATATTCAGAAATACATTTAGATATAAATATATACTACTACATAACAACATGGATTCAACAAAACTATATAAAGAATACAATAAGAGAGTACAGGAATACATGGGCAATGTAATATCCTGTCTAGAACAAGACTATGGAAAGATACCAGAGTCATGGAGAGTGTCATTAGACTTAATAGCAGACAACTATTCATTATATTTGGAAGCAAAAGACAATATAAAGAAGAATGGAATAATGTGCAAAGACACTCATGGAAGACCATATAAGAATCAATGTGTAATGATAATGAATGGAGCACAAAATCAATTAAAAGACTTATTGAAGTCATTTTCATTGACACCACTTTCTAGAGCAAAGATGAAAGCATTAACTAAGAATGATTATCTTGAAGGAAGTGAAGAAGAATATCTAGAGGAGTTATGTTCATGAGTAAGTCTAAGCTATTTCAGGAACTATTAAAGATACAAGAAGAGTCAGAAGAACAATTTGACATAATTTGTGAATGGAAAGGTAATAGAATTATCATAGAATATAAACAGGATTAATGTGGATATATCTGGAATGCATCTGGATGTAATCAAATACAAAAACTATAAAATTATATATCTAAATAATTTAAGTGTCTCAGAATGCATCAGAATGACTCTTATAAAAACATTAATAAAAAATTGAATATGTTTTAGAAAATGTTTATTTTTATATAGAACGGATATTTTTACACTAGGGCAACTCAGTAGGTTGCAAACGAACAGTTGCCTATTTTTTTAATATCACGTTCTGTGTAAATATATCAATTTAATACTATGACTTACTATTATATTTATAAGATTACTTGTACAAAAGGTAGCTATAAAGATAAATTCTATTTTGGACAACACACTACAACAAATTTAGATGATGGATATAAAGGTAGTGGTGTAAAAATTAATTCTTATTATAAAAAATATCCAGAAGATTAT